TCTGGGGTGCCGGTGCTGACGTGATGGCACTTCCCTCCCTGACCTTTGCCGCCGATCAGGTCAGCATTGACCCGGTGCACAAGCGGGCAAAGAACCCCAACGACCCGCCCACGGTGGCGGGCTACCGCCTGCACAGCGCTCTGACCGTGGACAAGCTGCTGCGGGCTGAGGATGGGCACATCATCGGTGTGCAGCTGCTGCAGGGAGAGCGTAAAGTGGTATGGCAAGCAGAGTGATCGGCCGCCTGCCGGTAGTGTACTATCCACAGACCGGCAAGCTGGAAGTGGAAAACGCAGGGGAATTTGTGGAGAAACAGATCTACCAGCGTCTGGATGAACTGGCACACGGTCAGCCCCTGCACATCACCCTGACGGTGGAGCCGGTGAACAAAGCCCGCAGCACGGCACAGAACAGCCTTATGTGGGCGCTGCTCACCATCATGGCAGACCATTACAACGGCGGGCGCACCGGCGGCGTCACCCCGGAGGACTGCTATCTGGAGATGCTGGAGAAGTACGGTGCCAAGGTGGATTATCTGGAAGTCCCGGCGGGCGCTCTGGATATCCTGCGCGGCTGCTACCGGCTTGTCCATCTGGTGGAGATACTGGATAACAACCGCTGCACGGTCAAGTGCACGCAAGGCAGCTCCACCTTTACCACCCAAGAAATGAAAAATCTGATAGACGGGATCTTTGACCGCCTTGCTGAGATGGGCGTGAGTGATCCCTTAGTGACTGCCTACTGGCAGGAATGGAGCGAACCATGAAACGTAAACGTTTTGAAAAGATGCTGATGGCTCACGGAGTCAACCGGAACACTGCACGGGGCTTGGCGCAGTGCATCAACGTCGCCCGGCGGTATGACTTCATTGATGGGTTCACCATTAAACTTTTCAACGGCCAGAAGTATCAGGTCGATAATGTGCACTCTTACCGTGAGGCTTATGAGAGCACGCAAAAGGATGGGGTGCCGCTTGTCTAAAAGCATCATTCAGACAGAAAAGGAGTGTTACATCTGTCGCCGCTGGTATGCGGTAAAGACCACGCGCGGGCTGGAGGAGCATCACGTCCTCAATGGGCCGCTGCGCAGCTTTTCGGAGAGACACGGCCTCAAGGTCTGGCTGTGCCACCAGCACCACAATGAGCCGGGCATGAGCCCGCACTATAACGCCACCTGCGCCCAGACCCTGAAAGCCGTTGCGCAGGCAAAGTACAAGGAGAAGAACGGCCCCGGCGCGCACGCTGCATGGATGGCCGCCGTTGGAAAGGACTATATCAATGCTTAATGTTATCGCAATTATGGGCCGCCTTGTGGCGGATCCTGAACTCCGCACCACCCCGGCGGGCGTGAACGTCTGCAAGTTCCGCATTGCCTGTGACCGAAACTTTGCAAAGCCCGGCGAGCAGCGGCAGGCGGATTTTATTGATGTCGTAGCATGGCGGCAGCAGGCTGAGTTTGTGTGCCGCTATTTCCAGAAGGGCAGTCTGGTTGCCATCAATGGCCGTCTCCAGACCAACAATTATCAGGATAAGACCGGCGCAAACCGCACATCTGTTGCAGTGGTGGCGGACAACATCAACTTTGCGGGCTCCAAGGGCACCAGCAAGCCAGTGGACGAGGGCGGCGAGGCTGCCCCGCGCTCTGATGCCTGGCCGAAAGCAGACCCGCCTGCCAACTACGGCGGCGTGGATGACTTTTCCGTGATCGATGACAGCGATGACCTGCCGTTTTAATGGAGGACTACCGGGATGAGAAAAGACGGATATGTTGTTGTGCAGCCGTGGATGGTGACGGACTACAACCTCAACGGCAACAAGCTCCTGATCTATGCCCTGATCTGGGGCTTCTCCCAAGACGATCAGTCTTGTTTCTATGGCTCTGTCAGCTATATCGTGGAATACTTCAAGCTGAGCAAGCGTGCCGTGCTGAACCTTCTGGGCGAGCTGGAAAAGGACGGTCTGATCCGCAAGTGGTCTGAGACAGTAAACGGCAGACCCACAAACCGGTATGCAGCGCTTCGCCCGGCAGAGTGTTCGTCTGCGTCTGATGGGTGCAAAAAATGCACTGGTGCAGAAAATGCACCGGTGAACAATGTGCACCCGGATGGGTGCAAAAAGTGCACCTCTACCGGTGCAGAAAGTGCACCCAAGAAAGAAAAAGAGAAAGCTAATAATAATAAACCCCGCGCAGAGGCGCGGGAGGAGCCGAGCAGCCTGACCGTTGCCGAGGTCTTTGATGAGTTTTCCCATGGTGCACCCGGCGGGCTGTATGACGCTCTGATGGATTTTGACCAGCACCGGCAGGCGCTTGCCAAGAAGGACAAGAAAAAGCTGTGGAGCCCTCTGGTTGCAAAGAAGATCTGCAAGTCCATCAAGCGGCTTGTGGATGAGGCGGGCGTGAAGGATCGTGCCGGGTACGCTATCGCAATGCTGAACCAGAGTGTTGAAAACGGATGGACGGGCGTGTTTGCGGTCAAGGATTTTGTGGACAAGACCCCGGCGGCGGTACATATCGCGCAGCCTGCACCGGATAAGCCCCGCAAGATCACCAAAGACACAACCCTCGCAGACCTGCTGGGGGGTGTAGGAGCGTGACAAATAACAAGATCTCCACTGCGCAGCAGCATCAGCTTGCTGTGATCGGCGCTGCAATCTTAGACCCGGCGGCGTGCAAGGATACCGTGCAGCGTCTGACCCCGGCCATGTTCGAGGAAGGGCCATACCGGCAGTTGTTCGCAGCCATCAAGCTGCAGCTGGATACCGGGCACAACGTGGATGCCGTGATACTGGAGCGGATGCTGGGCACAGACTTCCGGCCTCTGATCGTGCTGGCAGCAGAGACCGTGCCCACCATCAGCCATGTGCAGGACTATGAGGCGCTGGTGATGGAGGACTACCGCAAGCGCCTGCTGCTGGAGCTTGCCGCCAAGATCTCCATGAACCCTGCGGACTCTGACACCATCTGCCGGGATCTGAGCGAGGCGCTGAAAGAACAGGATCACCTGCGGCGGGAATCGGTGGACGCGAACGTCAAGGATTTTGCCGAGGTCTGGGACGAGACGCTCCACTGGCTGCAGCAGCCAGACACCAGCGTCAGGATGGCATGGCGTGAACTGGATGAGCTGGGTCTGTTCGGCGAGAAGATGGTCACCGTTATTGCTGGCCGTCCCGGACACGGCAAGACAGATCTGGCTCTCGCTCTGGCTCTGCGCCTGAGTAACAGCTGTCAGGTGTATTACCTGACCATGGAGGAGGACAGGCGCAAGCTGATGCTGCGCACCATGTCCAAACTGACCCGCATCAACTCCACCCGGCTGCGTGACCGCAAGCTGACCAAGGAGGAGCGGGAGAGCCTGAACAACGCTTTTGCCCTCATCAAGGGACACACCGGCATGATCTACGATGATGGCACCCGGATGACCGTGGACGATATCCGCGCCCGGGTCATGAAATACCGCCCGCGTGTGGTCTTTGTGGATCACATCGGTCTGATCTCCGACACCCAGCAGGGGCGCAAGGAGCAGGAGCGTCTTGCGGACGTTACCCGCAGCCTGAAAGAGCTTGCAATGGAGACCGGCACCACCATTGTGGAGCTTGTGCAGCTGAACCGCGTAACGGATCGCAACGGCGGCACCAAAAAGGCATCACTGGGAGACCTTCGCGGATCCGGCACCATCGAGCAGGACGCGGATGCCGTTGTTTTCATCGAGAGCCAAGTGGACGGTGAGCGTCAGCTGCAGGGCCCGAATGATTACTTTGACGTCAGTCTGCGCATCCCGAAAAACCGCGAGGGCGCAACCGGCAGAGTGTCCATGTGGTGGCAGCCGCAGTATCACGAGTGGCAGCCTGCGCCTGATCCGTCCGAAAACTACAGCGAGGATTTTGCCCCGGCGGATCATGAGGATATCCCGGCGGGGTGGTAAACAGGAGATAAAGCAAAATGGAGGATGCGACAAATGGCTGATTACATCGAACGCGGGCCGCTGCTGGAGGCGTTCAAGGCGAAGTGCTGCGAGGACTGCCCCGGCGGGTATGACCGCGCAAAGTGCAAGAGCTGGTGCAATGCTGCGGACGAGATTGCACTGGTAGAAGATGCCCCGGCAGTTGTCCCGGACGTCCAGCGCTGGCGCAAGACCGCAGAAGAGCCGCCGACTGAGGCTGATGCAAATGAAGACGGCTGCGTCCTGAGCATCAACATGAACCTCGGCGGCATGAACACGACAGATTGGCCGTGGAACGTGGTGGCAGCTTTCCCGGATTGCCTGCCGGTCTGGATGCCGTTGCCTAAAAAGCCGTATCTGGGAAAGGGAAGATAAACAATGATGAATGCAGCATACATGGCCCTTGTTGTGATGGCGTGGGCGCTTGCCATTGCTCTGGCTGGGGGCGTTGAGCTTTTCCTCGTAGATGTGGCACTGGGAATCTACGAGGAGCATTTTAAGCATTTGCGATGGAGGCATTCGTGCGAATCGGACTGATTGATGTTGACGGGCACAACTTTCCGAACCTTGCCCTCATGAGGATATCGGCCTACCACAAAGCCTGCGGGGATATCGTGGAATGGTGGTGGAGCGATTTTGTGCACTATGACATAGTTTATATGAGCAAAATTTTCTCAGACGCATATAGCCCTGACATTCCCGCCCCGATCAATGCAGACAAAGTGGTCAAGGGCGGCACAGGGTACGCCATACATTTGCAGGGCGGTAAAGAGATATTCAATAAAGAGAAGGACAAAGACCTCCCGGCGGGCATCGAAAAGATGTTTCCCGATTATAGTATCTATCCTCAATTTCCTTATGCGGTCAGCATGACAAGCCGCGGATGCCCGCGAGGCTGCGCGTTTTGTCATGTTGCAGCCAAAGAGGGACGGTGCAGCATCAAAGTGGCAAACGTGTCGGACTTCTGGTGCGGCCAAGACGAGATAAAAGTTTTAGATCCTAATATCACAGCCTGCCGCGATAAGCGCGATCTAATGCAGCAGTATGTTGACACAAAAGCCAAGATAGATTTTACTCAAGGTTTGGATATTCGACTTTTGAACCAACAGGACATTGAGGATCTAAACAAAATGAGAATTGGAACCCTGCATTTTGCATGGGACAATCCGCAGGACGACTTAAAATCAAAATTTCGGGATTTTGCAAAAGGTTTTAGGCGTAAAACCAATATAGGAACTGTATACTGTCTAACCAATTTCAACAGCACTCTCGACCAAGATCTATACAGGATTTATACACTCCGCGATCTTGGGTATGATCCGTTTGTGATGGTTTACAATAAACCCGCTGCGCCTAAAGAAATCCGGCGCTTGCAAAGATGGTGCAATAATAAAATAATTTTCAAGTCAACGACACGATTTGAAGATTACAACGCATGATAGTTGGAGGGATGCCCGATGACCTATGAAGAAAAAAAGGAATGGTTGCGGCGGTACTGCAAGGCCGCCAAGCTTGAAAAGATCAAGCTGGAAGAGGTGGAGCGGTACCGTACAGACGCGGAGCATATCACGCAGGTGCTCTCCCCTGTTCCCGGCGGCGCTGGTGACGGTCAGGCGCTGCCCAGATCTGTGGAGCGCATCGCGGATGCAATGCAGGCAGCCAACGCGCAGGTGATGGAGTGCCAGAGGATCTGCAAGGAGATCCTGAGCGTTATGATCCAGACCGTGGATATACAGGATTATGAGATCCTGTACCTGCGTTACATCGGCGGCAAGAAGTGGGAGCAGATCGCCGTCAAGATGGGCATGGAGGTAAGCAGCGTATACAGACGGCACAAGAGAGCCGTCAAGGCGCTGGACATTCCAGAACGCCAGTAAATACCATGTTTTGGGAGCACTTTGCAATACAATACCATGTTTTGAGGGCAACTTGCACTGTTTTTCAATGTTTTGCCTGTGATATTATTAGACTGCGAAAGCCGCAAGGAGCTGGACAACATCCAACACCCTGCGGCTTTTGTATTGCCCGGCTGCGACAGGGGAACACCTTACCGACCAACAGCCTGAATGTACCAGCTGGGCAATTTATGTTTTGGTATCCGTGGCACTGTTGAGGACAACACCCCGGCGGGGTCACTGGGTATACATGGGAGTCATTGCAGCATCATCCCGGAGTGCGTGGCAGCGTATCGCCAAGCGGGTTCCTTTGTCACCATCCTACCCAGTAAGCTGCCGCTGCTGGCAGCTGCGCACTCCATCCTATGCCGTTGTAGCTCAACGCAGAGCGCCGCTGTTGCAGGCGGGTCAACATTGATGATACATCCATGACAGACAACTGCGGCCAATCACCGCAGCGGGCTGGCGTGGAATGGTGCCGGTTCAAATCCGGCCAACGGCTTATGTTATACCCCCCCCGGGCTTGCAAAACACCCCCGGGGTCTTTTATACCCTTCCCTCTCCCGCAATACCGCCCCCTGCAAATACCCCGGGGCTGTGCACAGTGCAGCGGGGTGTGAGGGCGCAGTACGCTACAACCGCAACGCTGCCAAAGGAGGCTTGCACCATGACGAACCCGCGCTATGCCAACGGCAATCTGCGGCGCAAGCATCGGGAGCGGCTGCGGGCAATGGGCTGCGAATGCGGCATCTGTCATGGTCGTTTCGGTCCTATTCATTATGACGAGCCTTCAGACGCGCAGCACCCGCTCTCCTTCGTGGTGGACGAGATCCGACCTGTATCCAAATGGCGGCAGTTCGGGTATTCCTCGGCGCGGGCAGCGGCTGAGGACTGGACGAACCTGCAAGCGGCGCATTATTTCTGCAATGCTCAAAAAGGCAACAAAACCGGGCAAAACAGCCCGAAAACCGGCAAAAAAGGGGCAAAACCGTGCCGCATTCCGCAGGTCAGTGACGGCGAGTGGTAGGGTGGGGAGGGTCCCCCTCCCGCCGCCCTCGGCGACTCCGCGCTGTCCAGCGCCGATTTACACACAGGAAGTTTTTTGAAAGGGGCATCCAGACATGGCGACCATGAAAAGCATCACCGCCAGCGGCAGCCGTCTGGGGCAGCTCAAGCGGCTTGCGCTGGTGCTTGCAAAGAATATCGACAGCTGTGAGGATGCCCGGCTTTTGCCCCAGCTGGCCAAACAGTACCGTGACACCATCCGTGAGATCGAGGAAATGGAGGGAGCACCCAGCGATGACGACGAAGTCGGCGCGATCCTCGCGCAGCGGCAGCAGGATGGGAAGCCAGGAGCCGTCCGCACGCATCGCTCCGGCGTACCAGAGCACTGACGGCGGCGATGCCGTGCGCATCCTGCGGGCAGGTGGTACCATCCCGGACCCGTGGCAGAGCGATGTGCTGGAGGACTGGATGGGGCGCACCCCTTCCGGCAAGTGGGCAGCGCCCACAGCGGGCGGCAGCGTGCCCCGGCAGAACGGCAAGAGTCTGCTGGTACAGGGACGTGCCGAGGCCGGGATGCTGCTGTTCAACGAAACGGTCATCTACACCGCCCACCTGCAAAAGACTGCCACCGAGACCTTTGAGGAGATGCGTGCCTTCTTTGAGGGTGCGCGGATGCGGCGGTATGTAGAGGAGATCCGCACCGCCCTCGGACGGGAGCAGATCATCCTGAAAAGCGGTGCCCGCATCAAGTTTCTGGCACGCACCCGCAACGGCGGACGCGGTCAGCACGGCGACCTTTTGATCTTTGACGAGGCGCAGGAGCTGGACGAGACCGCGCAGGGCTCTTTCCTGCCCGCCATCTCTGCCAGCCTGAACCCGCAGACCATCTATGTGGGCACGCCACCGGGGCCGGATGCCGTAGGCACCGTGTTCCGGGCGCTGCGCCGCCGCGCGCTGGACGGCGATGCCAAAAAGGCCGCATGGTTCGAGTTCTCGGTGGACAAGATCGGGGACGTGAAGGACCCGGCGCGCTGGGCAGCCACTAACCCCGCGCTGGGGCGGCGCATCCAGCTTTCCACCATTGAGGGCGAGGCCGAGCAGCTGGACCCGGACACCTTTGCCCGGGAACGTCTGGGCTGGTGGAGCCCGGAGGCCACCCAACAGCTGGATCTTGCTATTGACCTGGCGGCGTGGGCGGCCTGTGCCAGCGAGGAGCAAAAACCCGAGGGCAAGACCGCCTACGGCATCAAGTTTGCACCGGACGGCAGCGCTGTCTGTCTGTGCGGCGCGGTGCTGCCAAAGGACGGCGCTGCCCGCGTTTCCCTGATCGACCTGCGCCCCACCGGGCAGGGGCTTGCATGGCTGGCAGACTGGCTGAACCAGCGGTACGACAAGGCAAGCTGCGTAGTCATTGACGGACGCAACGGCGTGGACGTGCTGGCAGAGCGCATCAAAGAGGTGTGGCGGGCAAAGAACGCCGTGATCCGCCCCGGCACCAAGGACGTGATCGCCGCCGTGGGCGGCTTTACCAACGGCATCAGCGAGCACAGCCTGACATGGTATCAGCCGCAGACCATGCTGGACGAGAGCGCCCGCACCGCCATCAAGCGCCCCATCGGCGGCGGGTATGGCTTTGGTGGGGACAACAGCCTGCCGGTTGAAGCCTGTGCGCTGGCGCTGTGGGGCGTAAAGACCTGTAAACGCGACCCGACCCGCAAGATGCGCATCGGGTGAAAGGAGCACCATGACCACCACCTTTTCTTTTGGCACTGTGCCGGGCTTGACCGGGGAGGAACAGCGGCAGCTGACTGAGCTGACCGAAGCTTACAATTACCACCAGAGCCGCAACGCCACCAAGGACAAATATTACGAGGGGCACGTCACCTTGCAGGACGTGAACCTTGGCATTGCACTGCCCAAGGGGCTGAACAAGCTGGAGGTGGGCTGTAACTGGGGGCAGAAAGCGGTGGACGCGCTGGCTTCCCGCAGTATGTTCGATGGCTTTGTGAGCAACAGCGGCGCGCTGGACGGGCTGCAAAAGTTGGTGGACGACAACCGTCTGATTGCAGCCTACGCCAAGGCCTGCCGGGATCAGCTGAAATACGGCTGTGTGTTCGCCACCCTGTCCGCAGATACGGATATCGGCTGCCGCATCCGCTTCCACTCCCCTGCCACGGCCTCCGCGCTCTGGAACGGCGAGAAGGGGCGCATCGACTGCGGCTTTGCCATCATCGACACAGTACAGGACGAGCACCAAAAAAACAGCTGGCGGCCTGCGCTGGTCAACTTCTACACCGACACTGCCGTCGTCGTGCTGCGCTCCAACGGCAGCAGCTGGGCGGCGCAGCGGATGTCCCACCGGATGGGTCGTCCGCTGATGGAGCCGCTGATCTGGAACGCCACCAGCAACAAGCCTTTTGGCCGCAGCCGCCTGAAGCGTGCCATCCGTTCCCTTATCGACGACTATGTGCGCACCGTGGCCAACGCCACCATTGCGCTGGAGTTTGACACCACACCCCAGAAGTACATCCTCGGCGTGACCGATGAGCAGTTCGATGCCATCTCGTCCGATAAATTCAAGCAGTATGTCGGCGCGCTCATCGCCGCCACTTCCAACCCGGAGACCGGCGAAAACCCGGTCTTTGGGCAGCTGGCGCAGGGCAGCTTACAGCCCCATGTGGAGAAAATGCGGATGACCGCCACCCAGTTTGCGGCAGCCACCGGTCTGACCGTGACGGACGTGGGCGTGGTGAACGATGCCAACCCCACCAGCAGCGATGCCATCCTTGCCCAGAGCCAGACGCTGGTGCTGATGGCGCAGCAGCTGAACACCGGCAACGGCGATGCCCTGCATACCATCGCCTGTATGGCGCAGGCCATTGCCCGGAACGTATCCCTGACCGAACTGACCGAGGAGGAGAGTGGCGTGATGGCGCACTTCAAAAACCCCGCCATGCCCAGTGTGGCGGTGACTGCGGATGCAGCCATCAAGATTGCAACTGCCCGGCAGGAGTTTGCCAGCACCGACACCTTTTTGGAGATGATCGGCTTTGATCAGGCGGATATCCGGCGTATCCGGGCACAGGAGCAGCGGGCGCGCGGGCAGGCGCTGCTGATGGAGATGGACGATGCAGATAACGACACGGACGTGGAATAATTACATTGCCCGGCTCTCCCGGCTGAACGAGGCTGCCGGGCAGAAGATGCGGGAGTATATCCGGCTGCACGGCACGGACGATACCGAGGCGCTGATCTCCTACGCCTACGCGGTCATCACCCGGTACGGCGAAGGCAGCGCGGAGCTTGCCTGCCAGATGTATGATGCACTTGCCGAGGCCGAGGGCGTTCTGCTGCCCGCAGCAGAGCCTGCCGCAACTGCCAGCTATGGCGAGGTTGCCCGCATGGTGCACGCCACAAAGGACCAGAACCCCGAGAACCTGCCCAGCGGCGTGAGCCGTCTGGTCAAGCGGGCGGGCGCAGACACCACCCTGCACAACGCGGTGCGGGACGGCGCACAGTGGGCGTGGGTGCCCCATGGGGACACCTGCCCCTTCTGCATCACGCTGGCCTCCCGGGGCTGGCAGACCGCCAGCCAAAAGCTGCTGAAGAATGGGCACGCGGAGCACATCCATTCTAACTGTGACTGCGAGTTTGCGGTGCGGTTCCATTCCGGCACAAGCGTTGCAGGCTACGACCCGGAAAAATACCTCAAGCAGTACCGGGATGCCGGCAGCGATGTGAACGCCATGCGCCGCATCGACTATGCTGCCCGGAAGGATGCCATCAACGCACAAAAAAGGGCGGCGTATGCGGTAAGAAAAGGCTCGACAGAAAGCGGGAAATCTGCTACAATAAGGCTAGATAACGACCGTTACACCATCGCCGAACCAAAAATTTCAAAGTTCTTGCTGAAACCGGGCGCAAAGCATTCTGCAGAATTCTTTGCCGTTGGATATTCTGAGCAGGATGTCATGAAACTGAACGCCGATATTTACCAGCAGTTTGATGAAGCATTAAAAACAGATGTCCGCATTGCTGATGATGGCACGGAAAGTTTCAGCATTTTCATGGAGCTTGGAACGGCCGAAAAGAAAACTTTCCGCACCGTCTGGCAACGAGATGTTGGAAGCGAAAAGCCACGACTGATTACCGCGCACAGAGAGGATAAGAAAAAATGATGGAACTGTATGACCATGTAAAAATCAAATCAAGTGGCATTACCGGCATCATTGTAGATATCTTCAATGGTCGGTATACTATCGAGGCTGACGAGGAACGAAAAAATGGTGACAATAGCGGATATCCGGGACGCTGGCCGTTATATACCTGTTCTGCAGCCGAAATCGAACCCGTGAACTAAAACCTGATTTGAACCACGATGCACACGCACCGTGGTTTTTTCATGCCCAAAAAATAGAAAGGAAAGCACCATGAAAAAGATTCTTCTCGCCATCGCGTTGGCCGCATCTATCCTGCTGTGCGGCTGTTCGGAGGCCGACAAGGCCAATGCCAACATCTCCAAGCAGGCCGATTACTTTGAGAGCGAGCGCAAGATCACCGTCTACAACGCCCGCACCGATAAGATCATCATGGAAGCAGAGGGCTACATGTCCATCTCCAACAACTCGAACAACGAGCTGGTCTGCACAGTGAAAATCGGCCCGGACACCTACCGCAAGAATTACATCTACCTGAACGGCTACACTATGTATGTGGTGGAGGATATTACCGGCACCCATACCGACCCGTACCACTATAAGCTCTATTTCCACACGGACATCCTGCCCAGCGTGGAAGTAAAACCGTAAAGGCACTAACCAGAACACTCTGTTTTAGCCCGTATCAAGCACGATGCAGTTTGCACCGTGCTTTTATTATGCCCATTTTGCCCGCATGAGGACGGAACGGGCACCATCGCAGCGGGCAGTGCGTACCCTGCCCACAACCGGACGCAGACGGAGAACTGCGTCACCAAACCGAGGTTTTACAAACAGAAAGGAGTTTCCACCATGAAACGCGAAGACGTAAAGAACAAGATCCCCGGCATTACCGAGGAGCAGCTGAACTGGCTCATGCAGGAGAACGGCAGCGACATCACCCGGGAGAAAAACGCAGCCGCAGCCCTGCAGACCCAGCTGAACAGCGCACAGGCGCAGCTCAAGACCGCACAGGACGGCCTGAAGGCCTTTGACGGTGTGGACGTTGCCGGGCTGCAGGCGCAGGTGACCAAGCTGAAGGCGGATATGCAGGCGCAGGCCGATGGCTTTGCCTTTGACAGTGCCCTGAACACCGCCATCCTCGGCAAGAAGGGCCGCAGCGTGGATGCAGTGCGCGCTTTGCTGGATCTGGATGCCCTGAAGGGCTCTAAAGACCGCACCACCGACATCAACAAGGCGCTGGAGGATGCGGTCAAGGCGAACCCGTGGGCGTTCGGCGACACCCAGCCTGCCGGGTATCCCAATGTTAAAGATGGTGGTGCTCCGAACCATAACCCCAGCCAGCCGGACGGCGTTCTGGCTGCCTTCAGCAAACTGAATCCGAATCTGAAAATCTGACCCGTGCAGCAGCACGGAGAAAGCGAGGTATTTTTATGGCACATGCAAATCAGGAGCGTTGGGCATCCTATGTGGACGTAAAGCTGCGTAACACGCTGGTGACCCGCGACAATCTCATCTTCAACAGCCGCTACGAGGGCGACCCCACTTCCGGCAAGGTCAAGATCCCGGTGCGCGACACCGAGGTGGCCGTCAAGGAGTACGACAAGGCCAACGGCGTTGCTGCCGATGTGGGCACCACCACCTATCTGGATCTGAACATCGACCACGACGAGGCGGTCAACGAGCTGATCGACGGCTACGATGCCGACAGCGTGCCCGATGACATCGTGGCAGAGCGTCTGGACAGTGCCGGTTACTCTCTGGCGCTGTCCATCGACAAGAAGTCCATCGACGCGCTGGAAAGCGCAGCCGGTGCCACCATCAGCGCCACCAAGACCGCCGCCACCGAGGCCAACGCCTACAAGCTGGCACTGGAAGCCAAGCGGGTGCTGGGCCGCAAGGGCGTACCCAACGAGGGCCGCTTCCTCATTGCATCCCCGGAGTATCTGGAGGTGCTGATGCTGGACGAGCACTTCATCAAGCAGGGCGACCTTTCTCAGGAGATGGTGCAGCAGGGCGTTGTTGGCCGCATTGCAGGCTTCAATGTGTTCGAGAGCAACAACATGGACTACGAGTCCACCACCCGCGTCAGCAGCAAAAAGACCACCACCGAGTTCATCGCCGGTCATCCCAACTGGTGCCACCGCGTCATGGAGTGGCAGACCGCTGTGCACCTGCAGGATCTGTCCGGCTCCGGCAAGTACATCGGTGCATCCGCTGTGCAGGGCCGCAAGGTGTATGGTCTGAAGGTCTCCAAGCCCCAGACCCTGTACATCAAGCGCACCGAGACCGCCACCTGATGAGGTGCCGCCATGAGCTACGCAGAACTGCAGGACGTGGAGGCAGGCTTCCGCGTCCTGTCGGATGAGGAGCACGGCCGCTGCACCGCCCTGCTGAGCGAGGCGGCGCTTATCATCGACGCCTACAACGCCGATGCCGACACTGACCGCAAGCGGCTGGTATCCTGCCGGATGGTGCGACGTCAGTTGGGCGAGGACGACAGCGGGGACGCTGTCACCTTCCCCATGGGCGCAACGCAGGGAACCGCCACAGCGCTGGGCTACAGCCAGAGCTGGACCATGAGCGGCGGCTCCACCGGCGAGCTGTATCTCTCCAAACTGGAAAAGAAGCTGCTGGGCGTGGGCAGCCGCGTGGGCGCACACAGCCCGCTGGAGGACTTATGCTGAAGGGTATCGACATCATCCTGTACGAAAAGACCAAGACCGGCGAGGACGGCTTCCACGACCCCATCTACGAGGAAACTCCCGTCACCGTGCACAACGTGCTGGTGGGGCAGCCCACTGCCGAGGAGATCACCACCGAATTGCAGCTGACCGGGCGGCGCATCGCCTATACGCTGGCCATCCCCAAGGGCGATACCCACAACTGGGACAACGTCCGGGTGGCGTTTTTCGGGCAGACCTTCCGCACCTTTGGCGGGACTGTGCAGGGCATCGAAGCCATGATCCCGCTGCGCTGGAACAAGAAAGTGCAGGTGGAGCGCTATGAGTAAGGTGACCATCAAGCTGAACCGCAAGGGCGTGCGGCAGCTGCTGCAAAGCCCGGAGATGGAGAACGCCCTGACCGGCATTGCTTTTGCGGCGCAAAACCGCCTTGGCGAGGGCTACAAGGCCAGCTACTACAAAGCCAGCACCCGCGTGGTGGCTAAGGTGAGCGCCGAAAGCCCCGCCGCCCGCAAGGAAAACGCCGACACCAACTCTATTCTGAAGGCGCTGAAGTGATATGATCGAAGAAATCATCCAGAACTATCTGCGTGAAAACGCTTTCCCCTGTTATATGTCCGTGCCGGAGAAGCCCTCCGGCAATTTTTGTGTGCTGGAAAAAACCGGCTCCAGCTACGAGGACGGCATCTTTACCGCTACGCTGGCGGTGCAGTCCTACGGCAGCAGCGACCATGCCGCTGCGCAGCTGAGCCACCGTGTGGTGCAGACCATGCTGGACGCGGACACCCTGCCGGAGATTGTCTCCTGCACACTGAACACCGACTACAATTTCCCGGACACCACCCGCAAGCTGCCCCGGTATCAGGCAGTTTTTGAGGTGGTGCATTACTGACGAAAGGAGCATTTTCTATGAATGCAAAAAATGTGACCGCAGCAAAGCCCAAGGTCGGCGGCGCTATCTGGTGCGCACCGCTGGGCACGGCTCTGCCCACGGACGCCAAGAGCGATCTGGACCCGGAATTCAAGTCTCTGGGTTATATCTCCAAAGACGGCCTGACCAACGCAAACTCCCCTTCTAACGAAAACACCGCTGCATGGGGCGGCGATACCGTGCTGAGCCTGATGACCGAGCGCCCGGATACCTTCCAGTGCACGCTGATCGAGGCGTTGAACGTGGAGGTGCTGAAGACCGTATACGGTGACGACAACGTCACCGGCACGTTGGAGACCGGCATCACCGTCAAGGCCAGCGCCGACGATCTGCCCTTCTATGCTTACGTTGTGGAAATGGTGCTGAAGAACAATGTGAAAAAGCGCGTGGTCATCCCCTGCGGCACCGTAACTTCTGTGGGCGATATCACCTATGCAGACGGCACTGCCGTTGGTTACCAGACCACCATCACCGCGATTGCCGACACGGCTGGCAAGACTCACTACGAGTATATGCAGAGTGCTGGCAAGTAAGGAGGACTATCATGATCACTGCAAAGACCGAATCCGGCTTTTCCATTGAGCTGGAAGAGAGCGCGCTGGACAACATGGAGGTGCTGGACGCACTGTCTGATCTGGACGAGGGCAACCCGCTGGCCATGTCCCGGCTGGTCGTAAAGCTGCTGGGCAAGGACGGCAAAAAGCGCCTGTACGACCATCTGCGTACCGAGGACGGCCGCGTGCCTGCGTCTGCCGTTGAGAGCGCCATCATGGAGCTGTTCCAGTCCATCAACGCCGGAAAAAACTCTGCATCCTCGCCGAACTGATCGCAACGGACGAGGACGCACTGATCTGCGATTTTGTCCAGTATTACAACCTGCTGAACTGGCGTGCCCTGCCGGTGCGGCTGG